GGCCTGAATTTATACTTGATACAATAGGTTCAGTTCCAAGAATGGGTCTTGGTATATTAGCTATGAATCCTTGGGTTGTTAATAAAGATGCTTGGGGATCTATGGAAGGGCCTGAACTTGCATCACATTTATTTATGGCAGCTGTAATGACAAGAGGTAGAGGTGCTTGGGGCCATGCACAGCAGAGAGCTTATTTTGCAGACTTCACTCCATACCATGAAGCTTTAAATCTTCTAGGTGTTAATACTAAGAATGTTAAAGATATATTAAGGTTCCATGATGGTAAACATCCTTATGAGGGGATGGGGGTAGCTCTAGGTACTCATGAAGTTGGTGTAGAGATGGTAGATATATTCGATACAGCTTTAAAGACTGCAGAATCTAGACCTAATGCTAGAGATTTCAGTAATCCTGATCATGCTCTTGTAGTAGATATGGCTAACTTATATAATGTAATTAAGAAAAGTGCTGATCCAAATTTTAAACCTATTAAAGCTCAGACTTTAGATTCAAAAACTCTTAATACATTGGCACATAGATTGTCAGGTATTAAGTTTGCTGATGGCAATTCTATCGGAGAGATTGGATATGAAGGTTCTTTAGTTAGGCTTACTCTTGAGCCTGCTAAGCGTGGGCTTGAAGTATACAAACAAATGCTTTCAGAATTAGGAAGATTGGGATATGGTGTATCTGTTACTGAGGATGGTAGAGTTACTGGTACTCATATTATGTCTAATAAAGAAGGCAAACCTATTGATGATGCTAATACTTTTAATCGTGTATTAGATGCTTTAGCTGGTATAAATGAAGCTACTGTTAGATCTGGTATAGATGTAACATCTGAAGCTAGTAATTATGAGAGGATAGTTAAAAGGTCTGGACTGACTGAGCCTGAATTTAATCTTAGAACTCGTGAGATTATAGATCAACATATGGATGTCTTAGGTAGAGAGTATGGTGATAAGAATATATATAGAGATCCAGTTGAAAGTAATCCTATTTGGGAATTTTTCAAACAAGCCAAAGGAATTGAAGCTGCTGAGAGAGTATACAATATAGCCACAGGAAAGTTCCCTGCTGGCGATCCTACTGGCGATAAGATATTGACTGAGAATATGGATAGTTTATTCATGCTTACTGATAGAAAGTATGCAGCATCTATAGATCAATACAAAGGATTAATAAAAAATCTTATTAAAGATCCAAAGACTGATAAAGAGAAAGAAGCTAATGAAGTTATTGTAGAACATATTAATGATATGCGTCAGCTATTTAATATAAGAAAGAAAATATTAGGAGTTTCATCTAAAGATGTTAGCGAGAAAGGTTCTATTAGTGCTGAAGGATTATCAATTGTTCAGGGTAAATGGAAAGATATATTTGGAAGTCTACCTAGGGAATGGAAACAGAATTGGGATGCTCATACAAAACAATTATATATAGAAAGAGTATTTAAAGGTCGTGGATTTGACAGGAGAGCTGTAAATCTTATATCATTTATGTCAGAACATAACCTAGTTCTCCCTGATGCTGAGGGTAAGATTAATATGCCTTCTAAAAAAGCAATGATGGATGAACTTTCTGGAAGAAAGATGTCTAAGAAAGAACTTGATCAGTATGAAAGAGCTTTAGATACAATCAAGAAAGTACTAGGAGAGGATGTTGTAACTGAGATTGATTGGGCATTTACTGAGACTGGTAAACGTCAGTTAGAATCAGTAGATGTTAGAGATTATCTTAAAGCTGCTAAGATGCTTGGTAATGAAATGTATGCCGATCTACTTGTTAATACACAAGCTGTGCTTGGTGAAATTGCAGCAGTATCATCTGGTACTAGGCAGAGAGTGCATGAAATTTATAATAAAACAACAGATCTTCTTGATACATTAGATCCAGCTAGTGGTAAAAAGCCTGTAGCTGATCCTATAAAGGAGATTAATAATCTAAAAGAAGAGTTAATATCATTAGAAAGGGTTGCTAGAAATAAAGATAGTAAGGATGAATTAGGTCAGGCTATTGTACAATTGCATAAATTAATAGATGCTATTGATCCTGCTACACGTAAATTTAATATTTCTCCAAAGAAAACTCTAACTGAAACAGAACAATTATCTGGAGATGAGTTTGGAATACATGATGCTTTAACCAGACCTTTACAAACTACCATTGAAAAGATATTCAATAGAGAATATGAAGCTGTAAATAAATTGCAAGAATTAGTAGTCAAGCTTGAGAATCTTTCCTCACTAGGTAAGGCTGGTCTTGGTTTAGATAAGTCAGATACAATGAGAATTATTGAAGATATGTCAAGACAGTGGCATGAAATATATAAAAATAAAACTGGCGATCATACTAAAGTATTATCAGAACTTATTGCTGATGTTAATAAGAAAGGTTTCTTTGGAGATGCTTTAACCTTGCTAGAAAGTGTTGACGCTAGGATTAACCGTGAAGTAATTCTTAAAAATGAACATAGTCCACTCAATGAAGATGGTGTGCGTATGTCTGAAGCTTTAGAGAATGCTTATAAAACTCATGAACATCACAGGTCTGTAACTGAAATCTTAAAAGATTATGGTCTTGTAGATAAGGATGGTAAGATAGATGAAAGCTTTAGAAATGCTGTAACTGCAAATCCTCGTAAGGCTTTACTTGATAATGTTAAGCCTAAAATATATGCTCAGACAGACAAATCTATAACTCAAAAGGATCGTGAGTGGAGAAAGTTTAAAGAGAATGATGCTATAGAATTATTAACAAACATATATAATTCTAAGCCTATCAATAGAGTTAAGATACTTGGTATAACTAGAGATGGTAAGCAACGTGGTATTGTAGAATTTAATAATAATGCTCCACACATACAGCATCCTAATACTCAATACTCTTCAGACAAAGGATTTAAAGTACATTGGATAGATGATACTATGAGTGTTGATATTGGCATAGATGGTAAGCTTAGAAATGCTAGTATTGATTCCTTTAACAATCCAGATTTAATTCAGAAGTTTTTAAACGAAGCATTACGTACAGATAATATTACTAAAGAAATACTTGATGGCTTTAAGTCTATAGATCATGGTATCAGTGAGAAAGATGTAAGAAAGATTCTTAAAAATCCAACTGACTATGTATTCTATTTAAGACTTTCTCCTATGGATAAGATGATGTTTGTAGCTACTGATAAGAATCTTAAACTTATGGATACTGAGTTTGAAACTTGGTATAATGATACTGCAGGTAGATTGAAGGGTAAGAATAAAACTACCTTTGAATCTATGTTTAAAGATTTGTTAGAGAAGCCTAATACATCACGTGCTATTGTAGAACTTAAAATGTTATTACCTTATTTAGATCATGCTGGTAAGAGGAGTGAAGTTGATAAGATGATAGCTGAATATGCTGGTGATGCTAATCCTCAAACACTTGCTAAGATTCAAGCTAATATGTATAAGCGTGGTTTCTTGTCTGATGGTGGAACTACACAGCCAATGAGAACTGAAGTTCTTAGATGGGTACAAGGTCATCATCCAAATAAAGATGTAAGAGATGAAGCTAAACGTATTATTAGAAATGGTGGATTCGTAGTAGGTGTCATAGGTGATAAAGCTGCAGAGGGAGAGGGTGGAAGAGCTCATCCTCTAAATATAGAATCATTAGAGCTAGGGCAATTGCAAGTTATAGGTAATCAAGCCAGTGGATTGATAAAAGAATTAGCTCTAGCACAACAAAGATCACTTGGAGATATGCCTAGTTTATTGAACTCACTACTTGATGGTGGTAAGTTTGCATCTGAAAAAGTTACGAAACTTGTTATGGCTCAGAAGGGTATGCTTGATACAGATTTTAGCAACAGTCCTAACGGTGCTAAGACAATCATATTTGCTACAGGCAATAATCAAATGTTAGGTAAGGGATATCTTATATATCATCCAGATATAGCAGCACAAATGCCTAAAGATGTAGACATAATGTTAGGAGAATCTTCTGCTAAAACTTATAGTGGTATAGCTGTAGATGGTAATCCTCTCTCCCCACATGATATATCACAAGCAGGGCCTAAGTGGCAATCTTCAATTAAGAATATGGGTAATGGTAATAAAATGCTTATGCCTGTTGAAAGTCTTGGAATATCCTTTACATCTAAAAGTGAGAGTGGTGTGGCTATATCTCCTTCCATATTTGATTTTCAATCTCCAGCAACTATAGATAAAGCTATAACATGGATGGGATTTGAATCTAAATTAAGAGAAATTGGGGTGCAATGGAATACAGTTCATAGAGATGGTGCTAAGTTAGCTGAATGGCTATATGAGATAGGGCAATCTGAGGGTAATCCTTTAGATAAGGGCGATACTGGCCTCTCTAAGCTACTTTTTGAGTATGGGGCTATGCCTAACAACCCTTTGGTACAAAAGGCCCTTAGAAGGCTATTACGGAGCTCAAACTATAAACATTTAGGCAAGGTACCCAATCAAGGTGGTGGTGAAGATAACTTTATAGTACCTAATATTGATGGAAAATTATCAATACCATTGTATGCAGATCTACATGGAGCTCCTGCATTCCCTGGAGATACTGTAACTAAGGATAGGATAGATAGAGTTTCTGTTAATTATGGTGGTATAGGTCTCAATAAACATACTGGAGGCAGACAATTAGGTAATGGTATTAACTCTAATCTTGAAGGTGAGAGATTTATATTTAGAGATGGTAATGGTGTAGATGTAGTTATAGGTATGGAGGGTGGCAAGTTTAAATACTTCAGCACATTCTATGATAAGGTTGGTGAAGGTATTAACTATAGAGGTACTGATAAGGCTGGAGCAGATGTTTTCAATGATGCTAATATTAAGATGGATTCTAATTCTCAACAGAAAGCTAAAAAGCAAATGGAAGAGCTTTCTAGATTAGTTAAGAAATATGACTTAAATTATAGAGATGTTTTTAGATTATTACAAGGAGAGGTAGTAAGTTCTACCGATAGCAAGGGTCTTATTACTTCATTTGATATGAAAGTTGATAAAGCTTTAAAAATGCAGTTTGGTCTTATGTCTCATGCTGTACCAGTAGTTGGTCATGACAAAGTTATATTCCGTGTAGAGAAAATTATGGATAACATGGATGGATTAACTGAAGTTAATGTACATGATCTTCGTACTGTAATGCAGAGGGATAATGATGGGGATCACTTATTTACTCATACAAAGTTACCTTGGGATGTATTTGTAGGATTTGCTAAAGAGAATGGCCGTAAAGATGACTTTAGAATGTTTGAAAGAGAACAAGTATTAGATCAGAACTATATAAATATATTTGGTATAGGTAATAATGGTAAGGTAGGAGAGAAGCCAGAGCAGGTTGGTTTTCATAGTTATGCTGCTAAATTACATAAAGCTAAGATGATGACTGGAACTATTATAGGTGCAAGAAATGCTATATCATGGCTTAATAGATTAGGCTTTAAGATGGGTAAGGATCCAGTATTAAAAGATTTCCTTGCTAATAAGGGTATGGATTCTTCTGAGTGGCAGACTTTAGATAAGTTCTATGATACTATACAGAATGCTTTAGATATACATAGTGGTATACATGGAGCTATATCTAGTAAGCAGAAGCTTAGAGATTTCTTATTCTTTGGCCATGCAGAGAAGTATGCTGAACCTACAGGGGATCCAGTATTTGATAAGCATAATCAACCAGGATTAGGATTCTTTAAAGATCCTAATTTTGGCAAGACTAGAATACAAAAAGAAATGTTCTATGAAATATTGAATACGTTAAAGAAAGCTAATATGATTCAAAATGAAACTTGGGATGAGAAGGGTAGTCGTGCTCCTGAGCCATTTGAAATTAAGAATGCTTATTATGATATGAAGGGATTCTTCTCTAATCCTACTGGATATTTAGCTAAGAAACTTGCTAGAAAGATAGGTCGTGTTAGAGATAGGGATCAAAGAGATCTTCTAATGTCTGAATATGCAGATATGTTTTATGGTGACACTATAGATATAAGAAAGCGTCAAGGGAAAGGAAGTAGAGAGTCATTATATTTTGATATTCTAAAAGGAAATCATGATAGTATAATGAAAAAGATATTTAGCTTTGATAATATACCATCTGATGATCCTGCTTCTGCTTTCGATATGTCTATTGGTGGTCATGTAATGAAAAACTTACTTAAAACTAATGGATTTTGGGATGCAAACTATGAAGGCTTAGTAGAAAGAAGAGGTACTGGTGAAGAATTATTTAATAAGGCTGGATTCTTTGTCAAAAATATAGAAAGCTTTGTAGAAACTGCACGTATGTTTGGGGATAAACCTCTTGAATTTATGAAAACAAATGATATAACTGTTGATACATTTGATACTAGACCTGTATCTCCAGAGATAAGAAATGCTTTAAACAATGGTATACTTAAAGAATTAATACATCGTCAGCACAGAAATGTGATGGGAACTCTTGAATATTTTAGAGCTGAGAAGTTTGCTAATCCTGATAAGGTAGCAAAGCTACAGAATAGATTAGCTAACTTACAATCAGCTATGGATATAATGGATCAGCAGATAGCTAAGGATATGGTTATTGATAGACCTGATACTCAGATTATGAATATAAAGAAATCAGGAGAGAAAAACTTTAAGTATTTAGAAAAGGGTAAGAAGGTATCTGTATATAGGATTAGGGGAGATGTTAAAGTTATAGAAGAACCTGCAGAGGGTGCAAAGCCTAGTTTATTTACTCATGGTGTAGATGGTAAGCGATTAAATTATGGTCAGTTAGAATTTGTAGGTACATTTGATAATAAAGGTAAGATGAGAGTTCAAGAGGGCTATACATATGTCGTTGATAGAAAGCCTAAGAAGATGATATCTCAGACTGGCAATGAAGCTAGATATTCTCAAGCATTATTTAAAGCTACATACGGTAATGAGATTACACCTGAAAGATTTATTAAAGAAAATGTAAATGATTTTAGAGATGATGTGCGTCAACTTAGAGCTTCTATTAGTATGGACTATATTAAGACTGTACAGAATGCTTTATCTAGCAGAGTATTGAGTGATGGATTGTTTGCTCTGCAGCAAGCTAAGGAAGGTAGAGCTATAGCTGAGTTTATGGAACGTTGGGAACCATCTATATCAGGCGGTGACCCAATAAAGTTATTACTTAGGTATCTATTACAACCTCAACTCACACCTTCATCTTATTATAGAGATGCTCAAGGTCATGAGATGCCTGCATATAAAACTAATGAACATTTATATAAAACAGTTATGCAATGGGCAGAGAATAATGGTCAGAGAGAATTTGTTAAAGAACTCGTTAAAGATGTAGAGCATTTTGCTTCCGGCAGAGATACTGAGATTGACATTAGCAGTTATGAAAGAGGTAGAATGGATCGGTTTGATTACTCACAACTTGGAGATATGGCTAATCCAGTTAGATCTTTAGCTAAGCATTTGAATTTATTCTTTGCTTCACCAATATTAAATGATAAATTAAAGCAGGTGATTCCAAGAGGAAAGGGTAAAACTGAGACAGTAATAGGTAGGGATGGTCAAAAGATACCTATACGTAGAGTACCTAATAAGGATGAGTACTGGAATATACAAACAGATCAAACAGGTGAAGGTTGCTAAATGAAAAATAACGAAAAAGTTATAGCATATATACCAGCTTTTGAACTTTGTTTAAGAAAGTCGACCCACCCAGCGTGTAAAATTTTGAAACCTAAAGGAGCTTAAATGGGCTTATGTAATGTAACTAGTATGACTAAGCAACAGCGTATGGATGCTATGAGTGATATCTATAATTACTGGATATCTAAAAGAAATATAGTGGGCAGATTTTCTGATGGGCGTAGGGGATATAATGCTGAATCTTCTGCAAAAAATATGAAATGGCTTATAGAACAACGCTTAGAGAAACCTTGGGATTCTGATAGTCCTCTAACTAAAGCAGATTATAGACGTATTAAAGTAGAGATAGATGCTTTTGATAGTGCTCTAGGTGGTAAATTTAGCAATCTAGCCTTTATAGTACCTGAAGGTATATCTAAACAGGATCCTACATCTAGAAAGTTTTACTTAAAATTAAATGATATATTAAATTATGAACGTGTTCAGATAAATAAAGTCCTCACATCTAATGCTTATATAGCTAATCATATGCTTGATGCTTATATGATGGAACATGGTGGTAAGAAAGATTTAGCTACTAAAGAACTTAGAGAATTACGTAAGGAAATGGCTAATGCAGATCCCAATGAACATGTGCAGGCAGAGTTTATTGGCAAGCTAGAAAGCTTTGTTGCTAGTGACAAGGGAAAAACTATTAGAGAGTTTATTGAACTTGTCCAAATGGATAATGATACATTTACTAGTGCACGTAAGCCTAGTTATAGAAATGAAAAAGGTGATCTTACAGATTACAATCCACATGTGTATAAAGCTGTAGAAAGAGCTAGGGATAATCTTAAATCTATGGGTTCAGTATATACTAATGGGCTTCTAGGACTTCAGAAGATTATTGCTTTAAAGTATACTAATAGTACTGATGTTAATGCTGCTAAAGCTGATAAGACGGCTGGGAGAATGATAGAAATCATTGATGAATCTATAACTCATATTAAAAAAGGTAATGATCGTGGTGGTTATTTTCCTCAAGTTCAGTTTGAAACTATGATGCAGATTAAAGATAGGCTGTCTAAGGCTATGAATGCTAATCTTATTAATAGAGATTATGCTTTTGCTGACGTGGTTGATAATGTAATTGCTGGGATAGATATCAATAAGATTCCAGCACATGCTCAAAAACGTAATCCACTTCTTGATAAGTACTGGGAGAAGGATCCTCTCATGGTTTTAAAAGAATATGGAGATCAAGCAGCTCAATTCAATAAGATGATATCTACACAGGTAACATATCTTGATGCTTTAAAGAATCTACCTAAATCAGATGCTCAATTCCAAAAAGGATTGAGAAGATTTATTGATGAGGAATATACTGTATTCACACAGGGTACTTCTGGTCGTCCTGATTGGGCAAATAAAGCCGTTACTACACTTAATGCATTTCAAACAGCTAGAACAATGGGACTTAATATTACAGGTGCTGTTAAGAATGCTGCTAGTGCTATACATTTTTACAGTAGAGTAGGGATTAGTGCTCTTACTAATACTCGTAAAGCGATGTCTCATGATAGGCAATTTCAGGAAATGGTTAGTAGGGCTGAAGAAGAAGCAGGATTCTTATTTACGGATGTAGCTAAAGAATTATATACTGAGGGATTAATAACTAGAAAAGATCTTCAAAGTGGTAAAATAGAATTTGATCCTCTTACTGGCAAGATTACAATGGAAGGAAGTCCATTATCTGATAAACTTAAAAGTGTTGGTAAATGGACATTAGATAAAGGTTTGTACTTTCATAGGCTTACTGAGAATAGTCAACGTAAATGGATGTTCAGGACAGCTTTACATAAGAAATATACACAGCTTGTTAATGATGGTTATCCTCCAGATAAAGCACAACAGTTTTCTACAACATATGCTTTAAAGATGGTTAATAGTTGGGCATATGAGTATGCAGCTCATGCTAAAGCTAAAGCTGTACGTGGAGAATGGAGAACTGTTGAAGAAATTCAAGATGGTAAGATAGTAAAGAAATTAGAAGGTGGTGCTGGTGCCATGTCTGAGGTAGCATTTCACTTACTACATTATCCTATGTCTTTAATGGAAACTCATTATGATGCTTTAAAAGGTATCCATAAATCATTACTTGCTAGACAAGGATTAGAATCAGAAGAGATACAATATGCTATGCGTTATGCAGGTGTATCAGGACTTGTAGCTTTAGGATCTGTTCTTGCTAATATAGATTTTAGTAATGTATTAGAGAATGAAAGTGTTGACCGTATGAAACGTGTGGTTGATGATCTTACTCAGTATGATAATCCAGATAGAGGTACATTTGGACTTATGGGTGAATTTACAGGGCCAACTCTTGGTACAGTCAAACATCTTATGATAGCTAATGAGATTATAGATATAGATAATAGCACTCTTAATAAAATATTATTTGGTAATGTGGATTTCTCTGATCCTAATGACTCTATGGCTGAAAGATTTAATGCTTATCAATGGTCTACATTCTGGGGTACTACAAAGAATAAGATTGCTCCAGCTATAGCAGCTGGTAGGGGTAGGGATCTTTTAACACACTATCTCAAACTCTATCCTGCTACTTGGACTAAGAAAGGTCATGAAGCTGTATTTGGTAAGAAGTCTAAGAAGAAACAGAAGAAAAGAGCTACTAATGTTGATAGAGCTTTAGCAGTACTTGAAGGTATGCGTAGGTAGAATGGAGATATACCACCTACGCCTTCCTCATCTTCCTAGTCTCTAAATAGACTTCTATTTTTTCCAATTCCAAATGTCAATTGTACTGGCCACATGGTGAAGTTAATTTCTATATCTTCATTGTATGAAAATACTTCAATTCCAAATGGTGCTATAAAAATACTAGCATAATCCTTATTAATATCTCCACCTAAATATTTATTACCAAATTCCACTACCTGTCCTCCGGCATTGAACAAATGAATCTTTCTTCTAACCAATCATCGAATCTCATAATAATAAGTGTTTCACCTCTGTCTTGTTTACATACTACAGCATCTACATGTTCAGTGGGTACAAGAAAAGATGCTAATTTCTTTCTACATTTAGCTTGAATCTTAAAATCATCTCCCATTAGGACATCAACCTCTTCATGCATACCGAGAGAAGCACCATTGCTCCCCCATGCACGCTTACATTTATTGAATCCTGAACTCAGAACTGTATTAACTATTTCTCTTTCAAACCGGTTGCCTTTGGCTTTGCTTGGACTTGGCATTATTTAATTCCTTTCTTAATTTAGCTGTGAATCGTTTCATGGCAGCATCAGCTTCTTTCGATGCTTGATGAAACCTAGCACTTATTGGTTGATTTTTAATTGTGATTGGTTTATTTAATTTAGCTTCAAGTTCTTCTATTTTATCAAGTAAAGCATTATTATCTTTAGTTAATTTATCTATAATTTCAATAGCATTTTCAAAGTTAAATCGTAAATAATTACCTAAATCACCATCTCTTTCCATTATAGACCCATCCTGCCCATTATTCTTTTAATTTTACCAGCAAGGTCAGATATAGATAGCTCTACTTCATTAACTCTTTCGCTTAAATCAGCTAACTTGTTACCAAGATAGTCAACATCTAGCTTTACTTCTTTAGAAAGTGGTGGTGTTTTAATTTCCATCCCTGGTATAGATCCTTTACGTCCTGCATACTTTTCTTTTACTGCTGCTTTTTTAGCCATTTCTTAGTCCTTTCATTTATTATATTTTCTAACTTAGTACGTTTGCCATGTTCTCTTTTGGCACACTTATTGCAAATCCTTTGTTCTTCATAAGGATGTTTTGGAAGAATGGCAAAGTTACCCCAAATATATACATCTTGTGCTTTTGTGATGCGGCACATATAGCACTTGAAATATGTTCTAGATAACTTTGCATTTATTCCATACATAATGTAAAGAGATACATTGTAGAGTTGAGTCTTTTATTTACCATTCTACATCCGTAGATTTGTATCTCAATTAAATGTATTAGAGACATTCATCTCCAGTACATTGATATCCTGGAAGATCCTTATTATATTCATCAGCAGTAGTAGGTTCATAGTCATCTTCATCCATCATTTCAATTAGATGAGCTGCTAAATATACAGCACAATCAAGTGCTTCTTCAAGAGCTTCCTGAACAAAATCCCTACCATCTGAGGAGATATTTTCCTTACCATATCTCTTCTTTCCTTTATCAAGACGTTGCTCTATCAAATTAAGTATTTGTTTATTTATGTTCATTGTTCTCTCCTGTATTATAAATACGCCATTTTTCAATAGGAACATCATAGAAATATTCACCTTCTGGTACTGATTTATTGGGAACTTCTATTAGATTATATTGCCTAATGACTTCTGATCTACAAAACATTATTTTATCAAAGTCTTTATTAACTACTGCATATACTATACTATGCTTTAAAAACTTTTCCTTTCTTGCTGGTATATGTACAGTTTTAAATGGAAATTCATCTATCCATATCTCACGTCTTTCAACTTCATAACGAGGAACTACAATATCTATACCATACTTATCAGGATTTTCCATAGCATCTAATCCCTTTGATTTAAGAAAATTAATTACTAAATCTTTTGCAGGTTTGTCATTAGTAGCATGACTTTCTTTGTTAAATTCTTTATATATCATCTTTTCTCCTTGTTAAAATTGGTAAATAAGAACGTAGAATTGTTTCAAGAACTTTAATCTGCTTCTTGAGCTCTATATTCTCTAACAATATCTTCTTAAATAGTTTCTGTAAGTGTTTCATAAGGGGGCAGCAAATGTGGTATGTGTGAATACACGATCATCAAGCCTAAGGAATGCGTACCCCCCTATAAATTTATACTCCATACACAGACCCTAACCGATATTTATCTGCGATTCTACGATGATCAATCTCGAAAGGACTAATCTGGAGTACCTAGGATACTTATGCAACTGCTCTACAAAGACCATCTACTATGGTAGCATTCTGCCCATATGTAGTAATGGTAGGATTCTCTTTATGCCATAACAAATCTGTACCGGCATTAAGTAAATTCCAACCACTATAATCTTCTTTACTGGTATGAGTAAACCTATCTACAATTTGTCCCCAAATACTAACAGGAATTTCTTGTAGATGATTATGTCTAACATCACCAAGTACATCCATAGTAACTTCTAAAGCACTTAATTTTCTTAGATTCTTTATAAAATCATCTAATTGATAAGTACCACTAACAAGATTATTAATATTGGTCACTACCTGTTCAAGACTATCACCCCAATCTTCACTCTTAGGTTCATGTTTGAATCTATAAGTATTGAAGTGATCTTTACTCATCATACCATTGGTACATATGAGACGATATAACATCATAGCAAAGCCAAATGCTTTAGAACCATCATAGGAGTTCCAAAATTGCATGCCTAAGGCTACATCGTCACCTACCTTAACCTCACCTGCTATATGTTGAGATTTCATGGAATACACGAAATTTCGACCATTAAAGAATGTTTTATCATGAACAAAGTCAATTTTACATTCTTCAGCTACTTGATGAGCAGCATTTTTTACTTCTTCATTAGGTAGTAACATATAGTTATTACCTACTACACCTACTTCTGACCAACTGAATGAAGTATCATTTGGTTTTTGCATCTGTACACTAAAGGCAGATGATTGTATACCATCATAATCTAATGGTACTTTTCTTATTGGTAAATAAGGGTTCATGGGGTATTCTCCTTGTTTTTTAGTTTTGTTATTTCTCTTTCTAATATATCCAGTACTTCAAGTATTCCATCTAACTGTTCTATTACTCTCGACCTGAAAATATTCATTCCATCTTTCCAATCGGCTTCTTCTGCCATTTTGTCTTGAAACATTATTTGATCCTTTTCCTAAATACGGCTTTAGCTCCTTCTGAATTAGTCCTTATGGTTGTAGTCTTACCAGTAAGTCTGGAGATAGATTCTTTTTCAATCATCAACCATTCAAGAACAGTAATATAAGTTCCTTTATACCATGTTTCATCTTCAGGATTTAACCATTTTGTTATTTGTATCATCTTATATCCGTACCATTAACAATTAATTCAAGATTTAATGTTTCTCTTTCTCTGTTGGCTGTGCATACAACCTTTAATGATTTAATGAGATTATTTTCATCTTTATATGGTGTTAATGATAGGACTTTATTGGCATTATAACCAATACGAAATGATCCTTTGGCTGAAGTTATATCCATACCTTCATGAAATGCTTGCTTTGTTATTTCAGATACTGCAAATACTACTACATTATTGTGAATTGCAACTTCCATTAAAGCTTGCGATACTTCTTCAACTTTCATATTATTATCATGCTTTTGAGATTTAAACAAACCCATATGATCTACCACTACTATCTCTGGTTTATATGGTAACATCATAATACGTTTATTAAGTTCATGAGAATAACAGCTATTATAATCTATAGTAAGCCAATCAAAGTTTTGTGAAATTCCATTAGCATATTGCGTATAATGAGCTTTAAGTTCATCTTCATTCCAACCTTTTTCCATCATAACGAAACGCATCCACATCTGACGTGGTGACATTTCCATTTCAATGAAATAAGTTGGACGTTTAAGTTTATGTATCCAACTCTGTAAGAGCATGGTTTTCATAGACTTAGGTGGTGCTTGTAAGATAACAACCTCACCAGGATATATAGGAAAGTCTTGTCCATATAACTTACCTATATTTATAGGATCTAAATCTCTTGTGAAGAAATCAACAAGTTCTTTCTCCATAGCTTTAGCATCCATCATATTCTGAGACTTCTTAGTCTTATAAAGCACACATGTAGATTCACAATGATTGTCCATATGAATATCAGTACAACCATAATTATAGCCATTACCATTATGACCTTCATAACAATCAGTTACAATCTTATCCATTTCCTTCTTAGTAAAGGGATGTTTAGGTAAATCTACCCTTGTCCTCCAATCTTCCATAACTAATCTTACTACATGCTCAGGATATCTCCATCTTAGAAATGCACCTACACGTAAAGCTATCTGATGTCTTGATCCTTGACCAGTACCAGCCATCATAGTTTGAATACATGGATACCATACAGGATCAGGACTCTTACCAAGAGTAACAGTTTCAAATGTTTTATCACTTGCTATAGTTTTACGTTTTAATACATCAAATACAGGTTCACATTCTAATGTTTGCCATGCATAAGTACTTCTTTTGCTTTTTGCTAAAGCTTGTATTTCTGTTATAGGTTTATGTAGTTCAGCTTGTAATAACGGTATCTTCCACAAATTAGATTTCTTATTGAGAGTATTAACAACTCTTATTAATCTAGTTTTATCAGATACAGATACATCTGCATATTCATAAATACCTCTAGCCATCAATTCATCTTTCACCATTAAGTGGAGATTAGGTGCTGGTTTCCATCTAAACGCAGATCCGGGTATGCCTAAATGAAATCCAGTTCCAGAAAAGTAAACTTGATATGGAATACATAGATCATTTAGGACAATACTTAAACCAATTGTTTTTTGTCGAGCATTTTCTGGATTAGAACCATCAACATCGAGAATAAATTCATCAGGCATATAAAGCATTCCATCATATGATGCAAGAGTACCTTTCTGTTTAACATAATCAATTACATGATTATCATAATCCCATAAGGACATGAAAGTATCTTGTGCCATACCGGCCCATTTCTCAATATCGTGTACATCTCCAAAATGATGTCGATTTGCTAATCCAAATGCAAACTCTTTAATCATTAGTTCTCCCTATTTTTTCTAATAGTCTATCTATCATTCTATCTCCTTACATGCAAAACACACTTGATTATATAATCCTCTTCTTGGGAAGTTTTTATAATAGTGTGTTGTTGAAATTTGTTTATACTGATTATGTGTCATTTCATAAGCACGATTACATTCTGGACATAATTTAACAGCAAATGATTCTCTTTCATTAACTCTTAATTTACTTGCAGATCTAGCATATGTTAGATTATATGTTAATCCCCAGTCATTTATCATTTTTTCTCCTTTTTCATTGCTTTATGATCTTGTTCTTCATGATATGTTTCATCATCACAATCAGCACATAAAGCATTAAGTTGATTACCATGAAGACAGCAGTCATTTTCATTAAATTTCTTGTGATCTTCCCATAATTTCCACATTATATCAGCAAAAATAAATTGATTTTTCTTACATTCATGCATATTACCCATTTGAGTTTTATACCATAATTTAACTATATCATTAAGATTCATTATTTTACTCCTAAAAATTCTTTAGATTTATTAACTAATATTTCTTCAGCTTCACTTAGATCACTATCCATATACTCTACCCACATTTTTAATAATTCAGTGGAATATTCTAACCTATCTATTGCTTTCTTAATTTCTTTACCTATTTCATCATCTGTTATTTTTCTTGACATATATCTCCTTAAATGAGAAGGCTATATTAGCCGCTGTATTATTATCCCCACTTGAATAGTTCAGAATAATATTGTCAATACTAATATAGCCTATCTCAATGGGGTTACTTAGAAAGGAATTTCTGCATCACCTGTTGTAGTAGTAGTAGTATCTAAATTTACAGTACCTACACCATTAGTGGTAGTTGCAGTTCTTTTAGCATGCTGTTTTTCGACATTTCTCTTTAAGCGTGCAACATCATCATCAGTCCAAGTAATATGTTCAGTTTCCTGAACTACAGGAACTAAGTCAAAAGTCCTACTATATTCCTTACCATCAGTTGTACTTGTTTCTTTAACAAACAAAACATTTACACGTGTACCAACTAGATTAGTAACTTCATCATCATACTGAATTACAGGATTCTTACCTGTAGGATCTTGTAAAACACTAATGATACCAGCACAAGCAAATCTGAATAGGTTTGCAATCTTAAATTCTTCTCCAGTTGTTTTATTACTAGCTTCAAATACACGATGACGCATATTATCAGGATAACCTTCAAAGTTTAGATCTATGGTTCTTTTCTCACCCCATTTACCATCAACAGCCTTACTAATAGTAAGTTCATGCCATCCTGCATTGTATTGTCCAGTACCTGTATTTTTTGCCATTGTTTTTACAGCCATCTTTATGCTCCTTTATTAGTTAATATAGTTTTAGCGTGATTTTGAGTAATACCTTTGCTTTGAGAAGCTGCATTACCATCATCATCATATTGAGCTATACCTGTGATTGCAGATAATCCATATCTACGTCCATATGTAATGGTAGAGCCAATACTTTGAGCAGTAATCTTCTCTATAGGCATTTTCAATTTAGATTTAATCCATTGACCGGATTCATGTAGTAACATAGTTGTTACAAAAAATTCTCCAGGATTGGAATCATTACCTTGAATTACAGATAATCCATACTTTGTTAAATGTGGAAATGATGATTCAATTACAGTATGAAGATCAGCGTATCCAGAATTAAAGAATGGATTTACTGATTTCTTTTCAGCACCTTTTATCTCAGATTGAGCTTTAGATAGTGCTGTTGCAAGTTTATCAATCTTATCTGATTTCCATATTTCAGAAGTCTGGAGGTCAGCATTTTCTACTGGAATAGTTTCTTCCATTGGGGTTCTCCTTATATTAAGAGTTATTTAGTTTGGTTTTTGATTTGCTTACGTTTAATGAGTTCAAACATACGAGACTTTATTATTTTAATAAATTTGTATGATCTTGATTCATTTAACGCTTTGAGGTATAGCTCCACATAAGATTTTATTACTATATCCTCTGTATTTGACTCGCTAATCATATGTAAATATAATATGATCTAGGTCACATTTACAAGGTCTTTTTCAAGAAATCCTTCAAGTTTATTAGCTATAGCTATAACTTCTTCCCATGAATATGAAAATTCACTAAAACCAACTTCTTTAGTAGTAGTGTATATTTCAACACTGGGTTTAGTTCTATATGCTAATGTTTTTCCATCTATTTCATCTACAATTTCTAATTTATTTTTTTCCATCTTTTATCTCCGTAATTTTAAGTGTTAAATCAGCAGCATTACGTAAAAGTTCATTAGCCATAAGAATTTCCTTGACATGTTCTTCACTTTCAGCACCGACTTTAATTGGATAGGAAATTAATACATCATATGTCTTTATTTCATTCATTTCTTCAATCTCCTTATATAGTTTTCAGTTATCATTGATTTAATAATAGGTGTAACTCCTCCGGTATGCTTATCGCTAAGTTTCCGAAGGAGTTTATCAGCCCATTCTAGTTGTTCTTTCTTACTAGAGAATTTACGCATTATGTTAATATGATTGGTTTAACATAATTCTCACTTGTTGATTCACCTCTCCAAGTATCTCCAGTAGATATGATACCATCACCATCACGCCAAGATAGTGCAGCTTTAACAGTAGCTTCTTGTATATTTTCATTACGCCAACCTCCACCTTCACCACTAACATTAGCTATACCTTCAAAATGACTTTCTCCTGTAGAAGGATTAATCATTTCAAGATATAAACCCCATCTAGAATCTTCACGTTCACTTGTTAGATCAGGAATGTTAACGTTTATTAATCTATAGAACCTTCCATCAATAGTATCCTCGTCTTCAACTTTAGTTTCCAATGTAGATATAACCTTTTCTAAACCATGAAAGTTTAGTATATCATTTCTACGATCAGTATTACGAAGTTTAAAGATATCATCTATAGGAAGTAAAGCATAATTACCATCAGCAGCTAAGTATCTTTGATTAGCTTCATGATTGTTCTTATTAGCTATACGATTTCTACGTCTAGTATATCTGTCAGTTTCTTTAGCAGCTGTAAATCTCTTAATAGATTCTTTAGTAGGTTTATTAATAAGACTACCAGTTTTAAGATCTATTTTCATTCCAACCCAAGGAGTAAATACTATCTTATTCCATAATTTCATCATATATGCTGATCTACAGAATCTAATTGTCCATTGGTTATTAGGATTTCTAGGTTGTATACCTTGACGCATCAACTGTTTAAGAATATAACCAGCACTACTATGCCAATATTTTTGACTTTCAGAACAAATTCTTAAAACATAATCTGTAATGGTAGCTATATGAGTACCTTGAGTTGTACCATAATCATAACTATTATGAACAGTATGAAAATCTATGACATTCTTATTTCTCTTAGTAGCTACATAAATAGTATATCTATCACCTATTGCACCTCTGAAATATACATTTTCACGTATTTTACCATATTCAATAAGCCATTCAACTTTAGCATTATTAAGATGTCTTGCACCATAATCTTCACATTTAATCTGCGACATATCTAGACCTCCCAGTCATATGATCAAACTCACGTACTATACGTACAACATATTTTCCGGGTGGTACATCAAGTGGATTATGTTCTTCATGAGTAAGAGTTACAGTTTCTTCACGAACTTCAAATGCAGCAGGTACATCTTTACCAGCTTCACGATGCCAATCCATATGTAATGTAACTTCAGCTGCATCTAACATATCTTTCATATGTATTTGATGTAAATGACCTGTAACTTCACCAAATGCTAACACAGGATTATTATGAGATTGTGTATTGTAATCAACAGTATTATCACTTCCTCGTGTATGTGCATATTTCTCAAATGTTTCATCATCTACTTGGAACATAACAACATCACCTTGTTGATACTTATTATATTTTATTACTTTTTTTTCTTTTTCTTCTGACATGTTTACCCTTTCTTATTAACTTTATTGTTGGTTTACCTTCTCTTTCAAGAAGTTCTTCTTTACGACATTGCATCCAAAAATCATAATCTTCATAATCACGTAATTTTGCATATAATTCTGGATTTAACATCATATCTTCTTCTAACATTCCTTTGACTTTGCTCATCTATCCTCCTGTATGTCTTTATAGTAATCATCACTATCTTCTTCTTCCCATATATCAGCATGTTCAAGACATTCACTACAAATATCACTATCTGGAAAACCAGGATATGTAAATGAAGCAGTACAACAATTACTCATAGGTTCTTCATTAACAGGAGCCATACAAGAACTATTACAATCTACCTCTCCACATCCACCACATATTTTAGTATGGTCTTCTTTTTCTTTACATATATAACATACAATACCTAAAGATTTTTTAGGTAATGGTTTGTCACATTCTACACAAATATTAGGCATGGGCATCTTTATTTCTCCTTAATTGAAAATCATTTAATCTTCTGATAATAACTATTTCATTACATGCTCCACAACACTTACCTTTAGCTACAGGTTCTGCATTGTGTCCACCATCCCAACCATCTGGGTCTGATGATATTCTTTGACTACATATAACACATTTCATATTTTCTCCTTTAAATAATATTTACCTGTTTCTTTATTAAATTCAATACCACAATATTTATCATAATTATTTGTCAATTCTGAACACATATAATTGTATGAATTATGTGCTATTTTATGTGTTTTATTGTTACATATCCATAAATTATTAACAGAATAATCTAATTTATCCATATTTATATGATGAACACATTCTCCTTTTTTCAATTTTCTTTTTAGAATATATTTTTCGGCAATAATTATATGCATTCTTATAAAAGAACTAGAACCACCACCTTGTGTCTTATGATCAAACATACCATCTTTAGTATATTTATATTCAAAATATCCTGGATATTCATATCTTACAATTGGATTTTCAAAACTTCCTCTTTCTTCAATAGATTTTCGTTTCAGCATAAAAGGATTTCTATCTTTTGAAGATTTCCAAAAACAGCTATTACCTTTTGTTTGAAGTTCACAAACATTACCTTTATCTTTTCTTGCGTCTTTCTGAGTAAGTGATCGTGTTTCTGCTATTGATTGTTGTCCACAAATTGCACAATTATATAAACTGAAATATTTAAATTGAAAGTTTCTTGTTATTTCTTTACCTTTCCAGTTAAATTTATAATTAACAGGCTTTACTAGTCTTAATTTACCATCTGACATTTCTTCTAATCCATATATCCATCCATTTGCTTGATTATATGTTTTTTCAAATTGATTTAATAACATTCTTTCTCCTTTAATTTTTTGGGCTATCCTTGCACCTGAGTATTAGCAAGTCTTTAGAAGAATCAAATCTCCGTAGGTTCTACAGCCCTTGGTACCAAAATTATGAGGGGATTGGATCAGCAAGAACTTCTCCCCTCATTATAATCTCCGCCTCACAGAGATTACCCAAATTAATAGTTAGGTAAAAGAAAGATTTAACGCACCTAGGCATTAACGCTTGTTAAATCCCATCAAGGCTATAAGCTTCAAGTTATTTACCTAACTAATCACAACTATTACTACAATTCCATCTTGCTACATTATTTATGCAAGCAAAATTGCCAAATCCATAACCGGCAGGATGATACCCAACCCTTTCTTGGAGTTTCATAGCACCATCCTCGGTTATGTTACCAACATATTTAAAATATACGTTGCCGGGGTGTGTGTACTCTTTCTTGTATGATAGCCTTCGTTCCATAATCTTCTCCTATATCTTCTTCTGCAATAATCTGAGCATATACATTCTCCATGTGTTCTGATATGTGCATATTTTCTAGTGTTGGTAAGTTCATTATTTCTCTCCTTATGTTGGTTAAAATTTAAAGCAGGTATCTGTGAGAGATTATAGGGGTATGGAAAATACCTGCTCAATATATAGTGTTATGCAGTACGCCAGCAACCTACTATTACAGGATCTTTACATGTTCCTTCTAAAGTTCTACAAGCAACAGTAAATTTCTTATCTCTTTTGAGATGTGTAGTCTTTCTTACATAAGAAGCAACTGCATAAGCTGCTGGTGCTAAGGATTTAGCTTTATAATCAGGTGTATCACCATTAATTTCAAAGCTCTGTCCTATTTTTAATGTACTTATAAAGCCATATTTACTCAATTGATGAGACATATGTGGCATGGGAAGAGGTACATTATTTCTTATTTCTATTACATTTGGTACACTTTCATTTTCGTTAGTTAAAAGTGTGGTATTATTTATTAACATTATTGGATCTCCTTTTCATGTTGTTGTGTGTTTGAATGGGTTTACTAATTCTTCATCTTCTAAAAGTGAATCAATTGATATAACCTTCACATCTGGAAGTGATTCATTTATTGATGAGAATTCATCTTGTAACATGGTACAGAATGCTGCATATTGATCCATGTCAAGTCTAAGTCCTTTGGGAGTTGGAACATATTTTTCTGTATCATTATTCATAGCCCATAATCTTATATCTACAAATGGTTTACTATTACTACTACTTACACCTGTAGATAAAATAATGGCTTGAGTGATACTCTTTTTAATTCCAGAAATTACTTTTTGATTATTTGAAATTTTGTTATCTGGAAACTGAAATAATTTCAAATTTTCTTTTGACAATATTTTCATATATTATCTCCTTATTTTGTTGTTGGGTTAATGATTGTGTGTCTAGACAGGTTTTAACTATTACCTGCAAGGGCACCGCTTCTATATGCCCCATTGCTGAGGCGTCTCACCTTCTCTTTAGATTGTCATCCTACACTCATAGATCTTCTTCTGATCTACATCATGCAAGGCTATTACAGCCCATTGAGAATGTATGCTACCGTGAAGAACGGATTAAAACATACTTAGTGACAGGAAAAGACTAGTTATCTTTATTTTAACGGATCCTACCATTGATGTCAATTACACTTCAGTCGTTCATTTGATTGACTGCGATCACAACATCTATCTTTGTACCTGTAAGCGTCTTCATCCACTGCTTTCCACAGGTTTCTAGATTTGTTAGACATGATAGCGATCAACCATCATGCCTAACTCACACAAATTTAATTTTAATATCCTTGATCACCACCACCTTCTTGAAGGCTTTCAGCTTGATAATTCTCTATTTCCATATCAGTTGGATATGTGCAAGATGTGATCCACTCCATAAATGTACCAAGTCCATCACCATCTTTGTCACGCCACCATGTTACTCTACCTGGCCCATCACATACTCCACAATCATCAAGTTTATTAGATTTACAATTATCATCTGGATCGTCATTATTTGTTACCCAACCTAAATGCAATTCATCACTACTAATATGTTCTAATACAAATTCATCAAGAACTGCTAAATCAGTAGTATATTGATTACCACGCCACCAGAATGTGTGTCCTTCACCTTTAGCACGATGTTCTATTGCAAATGCTTCAGTGAATGTCATATCATCAAGAAATAGCACTACTGGTTCAGTAACTGGCTTTATTATTGATGAGTTCATTACTTTATTTGTAACATTCTCTTTACTTGTAGCTTCAGCTTCATCACAGCCTACAAATAGTAATATTACAATTGATATTATTATATTCTTCATTATTTATTCCTTATTTTATTTGTTGGTAATTTACATAATATTAGAGAGAGCCGTCAATATCCAAGCTTTTATTGGTATTTGTGATTCATTTACTTAGCTTGACCCTTACTTAATTACTCTCTCCAATATTATATCCTCCGATTAATATCCCCATATCCATGCATGACCTAACTCACATAGCCATAGAAATATATATAGCATTGTTCCAGCTGATGCACCATAAATTAGTGCACCCCAATATGTCCATTTCTTCATATCCACATTATTGCTCTACTAACTGACAATACAAAGATACAAACTACTGTACTTATCAGTATTATCATAAAGAATAAGGGTATAAAACCTATTGGTTCTCTTTCCTTCTCTGAAAATAGCCATTCATATAATCTGTCTAACATCACAATCTCCATTTCTTAATTAATGTTTGGAATCTACTTACATCATCTACCTCAACTGCTTCAATCTCTTCAATTTCAGCATCAAATACTTCAACAGTTTCAGGTACAGGATTTGCTTGTGGCAACCATTTAACTATCATGCCATTTTCTATCTTTATTTCAGCACCATCTTCATCATAAGTTACTTGATTAATAACTCTCACTTTCATATCAGGATCAATAGCATGTATTTCAGCACGCTTGGCTTTATTATCTAGCCTTCTTTGACGAGATTTAACTGTCTTTGCAACAGATAGAGCTTTATGTTTTGCTTTACGATCCATCTTTCGTTCTTTGGCTGATTTCATTTATTACCCTTCCATGTTTATGTTGGTTTAAATTTTAGAGCGATAGAGGGGTTGCTTACACCATCTTATACGTACTCAAATGGTTGCAACTTACCACGAACAACTGTACACATCATTCTGTAAGTACTCTTGACCAGCAATTAACGTCTGGCTCCGAAACGCTCGTAATACAATGATAAAACATAGTTCCCCCGAAGGTTGTCTCTATGCTCTATAAACCATTCACGATGGATCATTGTAAAAGATGTCACTATTAACCTTGCTCAAGTGACCAGAGTATTATCGTATAATGGGTGACTAGCTATACGCCTTCCGAAGAACGACTTTTGGAGCCTATCCTAGGTGATTTAACCTATAGTGTGCCTATGGTCGACACAAAATATTAGATCAGGTCTGACTTACACCAGACTGCACTTACCGTATTCATTTCACAACCTATCTATAGTGTTATAAAATGTTATGTAAAAGTGGCTGATCGTATTGCTTCCCTTAGTCAACGCTCCTACTACAATAGGATTGTTTCACCGGTTCAAGATACTTGTAGGTAACTTGACGCAAATAGAATTATTTAGCAGGTCTTTATGCACAATGCAATCGCATACTCGAAAAGAGCTGAGCTTTATAGTCCTATCCTGCTTGTTAGACTGGGGTGAAAACTTTAAAGGATAAGGGGATAAACTAAGTCCAGCTGGTACTGTCTATCGCATTACTCCGGTAGTATTAACTCATCCTTTAATTAAGTCACAGGGTTATGGACTTAAATTTGTTTAAACATTTACAACAGTGGCTAGAATGCTCCTACAAGTATCGACAGGGTTATCTCCAGCCACTATGTTGGTAATGCAGAGTATCAAAAAGGCGAAACGGATACGAAATGTCACGTGAAACCCGGCTGCTCTCACGAATACAGCTCTCTACTCTTAAATCATATGTTTAGTATAAGTTGGTATATATATCATACGGTAATGTGCATGACAAGTGTGTGTAAATGATAGAAGGGGCAAGTTATTACACTCACCCCTAATAGTTGTGGACACCACCCTTGACTGTTAGCTACGCCACAGATTAACTTGTAACTCAGTCTTAGCTTCACCGAGTCTATCAAGCATTGCTGTTAGCCTCTCTTGTGGGCCTTTCCACTTACGTAACACACAGAGCTTCTGTAGACATTTAATGTCACGTTCAGCACGCATAATTCTATTACGCTTGTTACTAATGGCCTCACTAGCTTCAATAGCTGCTATCTCACACTCTGCAACAGCAGCATCAGCTTCAGCTTCAGTCTTTATATCTTCAAGATATATCATACATTAATCTCCATATTAGTTCTTTAAATTACTAAAATTCAACTAAAATAAATCAAATCAAAAATAACGTAAAACGATAGTGTAAAAACCCTTTTTAGGGGTACACCATTGTATAAAACCCCACACACTAAAATTGCATAATTTTTGAAACTTCGGTATAAGTGTCGTATATTTACTCATGCAGACAAAACTAAATTTACTGATTTTGTTATGGATTCTCGATAAGATAATCATGATATTGATATTATTACTTCTCAAATAAAATGAATTTGTTTGCATAGGATTCTTTATAGTGGTAGATTAATACATCGGTAGCATAAAGCTATCACCCAGTTAGTACCCCTGAGATGGTTCTGCTAAATGGGTCAGACGTTGGGTTGCTCCCTCATATAGAGGTTAGAGATTCCCCCGACAACCGATAGAAACTGCTTAAATATAAGCTTTAAAGTATGGGAGAACATTACTGGCTTTAAGTGAAGTTTTAAGTTAAAGATCCAAAAAATAGGGTTTTCCCTCTCAGGGATAACTCTATCTAATAGTGGAGGTTCAGTATGAAGAAACAACATGATGAGTTGCAGGAAATGTATGAAGATGCTGACGGTGTTTGGTTGGATACTGGAGATGGTATTATAAAGCTACCTCCTGAATTATTACCTTATTTACAGGAATCAGATATATTAGGATTAGCTTAATCACCGAAGCCCTTGGGGGCTCCGGACTTTAATAAAATATGAGACATTATACAGTTAATAATGCACAATATGTAGTATATGATTCAGAGGATGAATTACCTTCTGATGTTTATCCAAAAAAGGATTGGCGTAAGGGTGATTTATTTGACTGGGTATTAGCCGATGATGGTTGCTATATTCAGATACTGCGTAAAGGAGCAATGACCAAGCCAAAAGGTAAAGTGCGAAAGGTTGCCTATATAGGTACTTGTACTGGTACGTTCATTGTTTCTCCTAAAACAAAGATGGATACTTCCAGGCGTGTGAATATCTATTCGCTTGGTGGTGATGTCGAAAGGAATCAAAGATTAGATGATAGAGAGAATTTATCCACACGTGAAGAATTATTTGTTACATATTTGGCAGGAGGTATGGATCCACGTGGAGCATATCTTAAAGCCTTTCCTACTAATAACCCACATTATGCCGGTACACGTGCCGGTCAACTTATTAAAACTTCAAGAATAAGGAGTGCTATGAAAGAAGAGTTAAAGCCCTATATGGAGGATTTGGGATTAGATGAAAATTATGTGCTTAGTAATATAAAGGAGGTAATTGACTCTTGCGAGAAGGCTGACACTAAATTGAAGGCCTTGTTTAAGTTAGCAGATATTATGGATATGGAAGATAAGAATCAAACTAAGATTACTACAGTGACAGGAGCTTTATTTCAAGGCTTTACACCAGAAAAACTAGAAGAGGTTACAAGACCAAAGGAGATAGAAGATGGCAATACTTGATTTCCTGTCTAAACCTTTAGCACCTGAAGAGGATGTAAGACCTGAAAACTGGGATATGTCAACTATTACATCTGGATGGGAAAATGTAGCTCCTGTAAAAGAAGAGAATATGAACGAGTTTTTACAACTCATTACGGATTTAGAATCTAGTGGAGGTAAGGATGATTATCAGAAAGGTGGGGATCCTGATAATAGAGGGGCAGGATTATATCAATTGGAAACCGGCCCTCATCAAGGAGGAATGACTAGGCTAACAAGGGCATATACAAATTTACCTGAAGAACTTACTCCAAAAGCTCTTGCCAGACATTATAAAGAAGCTATAGCAGGTGACAGTAGCTATGATGTAAAGGCAAAATTATATCCTCATCAGCAAAGCTTTTTAATGGCAGCGAATATTATGTCACAAGCAGGAGGTCGTAAGCAATATGATAAATGGGTTGCTTCTGGTAAAAGTAAGGAAAAATTTCTTGATTGGTGGCTTGACAAGCATTGGGCAGGCTGGAAGACTAATAAAGAAAGAGAAGAAAAGAAAAGTTGGGCTAAGAATAAATTAGGAATGGATATTACTGATGAAGTTTTAGAACTTGAAAATAAGGAGAGCTTTTTAAAATGAAGAAAACCCCAGCACAAAAAATTAGAGATTACTTAAAACTACCACTAAAAGATACATTCATTAAAAAACAAGAGAGGAAGGCATGGCAGAAATAGACGATAAAGCATTTAATGCAATGAATACAGTTGCTCCAGATAATGATATTACTGGAGGTGCTATTATGTATTCTGAATTTGAAATGGATATGACACCAACAGAGCAAAAAAAGTATCGTGATACCTTATTAAATACCTTAGATACTTCCTATCGTAGAGATCCGAATAAAGGCAGGTTAGGCTTTAAAGATTGGCTTGATAATTTAAAACCTGGACTTATAGGAGAGAGAGCTTTAAAATGGGAAGAAATTAGGCACGATAAGGATGTGATGAATGAAATGGATCCAAATGAATTTAGTCTTCTTGAAGACGCTGGCTTTTTGCAAGGACTTCTTCAAAAACATACAGGAAGATTAGAAGATGTGCGTGATGTTATTGGTTCAGATATTCCTAGACCTATTGAGGAATTTAAGATAGAAGATAGGGAGTTTCTTAGATAATGGCAGAAAAAATTAAGAAAGGAAATATAGAACTAACTCATAATCTATATAATATTTTAGGAAAGACTTTATTAGATGGTATAGAATCAGGAAGGCTAGATCCAAATAAATTGGAAAACTTATCTGCAAATCTTGGTGTCGATTTAGGAAAAGGATATGGGGTAGATTTAGGATACAATCAATATATGGGTGATAGAAAGCAGGATTTAAAAATTAGTATTACTAAGATGTTTTAATGGCAAATATCAATACACAGAATGTATCCCAAGCTGAAGAAGAATTAAGACTTGCTAGTAAAGATTTAATAGCTTTTGGTAAACTTTTCCTTCCTGATGACTTTGAAAGATCAGAAACTCCATTTTTTCATTATGAAGTAGCTGATGCATTAATGAATACAGATCTTAGACAGCTTGCAGTTATTTTGCCTAGGGGTCACGGTAAAACTGTTCTTACCAAGTGTAACATTCTACATGACTTCTGCTTTACAAAAGAACCTTTGTTCTATGGATGGGTAGCGGCAAGCTCTAAGATCTCTGTTCCTAATTTAGACTATATTAAATATCATATCGAATTTAATGATAAAGTACGCTATTATTTTGGCGATTTAAAAGGGAGGAAATGGACAGAAGATGATATCGAACTCAAGAATGGCACTAAACTTATTTCTAAGAGTAATTTATCTGGTATTCGTGGTGGTGCCAAGCTTCATAAGCGTTATGATCTTATCGTTCTTGATGATTTTGAAGACGAGAATAACACTATTACTCCTGAATCGAGGGCGAAAATATCCAACCTCGTTACGGCTGTTGTCTTTCCTGCATTGGAACCGAAGACAGGCCGACTTAGAATAAATGGTACTCCAGTACATTATGATAGCTTTATTCAAAAGATTTTAGTAGGATGGGAACAATCTATTAAGGAGGAGGAGGATTATTCTTGGAAGGTAATCACATATAAAGCTTTACAAGATGGTGGTACTACTCTTTGGCCTTCATGGTTTGGTCATAAAGAGATGGAAAGAAAGAAGAAGTTTTATCAGGATTCTGGGACACCACAGAAGTTTTATCAGGAATATATGATGGAGGTTCAAAGTGAAGCAGATTCAATTTTTAATAGGGATCATATTAAGTATTGGGATGGCACTTTTACTAAAGATGCTGATACAGGTCTTACATTCATTATACCCGATGGAGATGACCCTAAGCCTTGTAACATTTTTGTAGGAGTAGATCCGGCAACTGACTCAGCAAGAAGAAACACTGACTATAGTGTTATAATTGTAGTAGCTGTTACATCGGACAATAATATTTATGTTCTTGATTATATACATAATAGAACTTTACCTGTACTTGGTATTGCTGGAACTGGGCAAAAGGGAATAGTGGATTACATATTTGAATATGCTAAGTTCTATAACCCTACCCTCTTTACCATTGAGGATACTAGTATGTCTAAACCTATTTTTCAAGCTATACGAGCAGAAATGAGGAGACGTAATGAGTTTATTATTCCTTTTAAGGAAGAGAAGCCAGGTAATAGAATGAGTAAGAGAGATAGAATACAAGAGATTCTAGCTCAAAGATTTGCAGTAGGTCAGGTGCATATTAAGAAAACGCAGTATGATCTACATAGAGAAATAATGACATTTGGGCCAAGGATGGCTCATGACGATACTATAGAT